GTGAACGACTATATGCAGGCGCTGCACCAGCGGTTCTTCCAGGAACCGGAGTGTGCGGACGTGTGGGAAGAGATCGAGGCTCTCCGGCAGGAACTGCGGGAGACCCTTCAAAAACCGGAGCGGCGGAAGCTGCTGCGGCTGGTGGATGCACAGAATCTGCTCCGGGAAGAGACGTCCCTTGCCAGCTTCATGGCCGGGTTCAAACTGGCCTGGGGACTGGCACAGGAACTGGAGGCAGACGGGCTGTACTCCTTCGAGGATAAAGAAGAGGACCGAGTCTGCCGGCGGGAGGAGGTGTAGTCCATGGGAAAGCGCAGACCGTCCGGAGACGGCATGGTCCGCAAGCGGGAGGATGGCCGCTGGGAGGGACGCATCGTGGTGGGTCACAAGGAAAACGGCGACTCCATCTTCCGCTATGTGTCTGCCGGGAGCCAGAAAGCCCTGACGGAAAAGCTCCACCGGGAGATGAGCACCTACCGGGGCGTGGACCTCACCGAGAACAGCCGCATGACCCTGGGGGAGTGGCTGGACCAATGGCTGGAGGAGCTGGTGGCACCCTCCGTGCGGGAGAGTACCCTGGAAGGCTACCGCCATCATATCCAGTATCACATCAAGCCCCGGCTGGGCAGCAAGCCCATCAGCAAGATCACCCCGGACGATGTCCGGAAGCTGTACCGGGATGTCCAGAATCATGGCCGTATCCGGGAGGACCCGGAGTATGGACACGCCCTGTCCGCCTCCAGCGTCCGCCGTCTCCATGGGGTGCTGCACCTGGCCATGGACGCGGCAGTGCGGGCACGGCTCATCCCCTTGAATCCCACCCAGGGCGTCACGTTGCCCAAAAAGGAGACAGCTCCCAGAAAGATCCTCAATGACGCCCAGCTGGAGCGGTTTATGGAGGAGATTCGGAAGGACCCCATCTGGTATGACTTCTTCTACACGGAGCTTACCACAGGCCTGCGGAAAGGCGAGATTTGCGGCCTCATGTGGTCGGACTTTGACAGCAAGCAGGGAACTCTCTCCGTCCGCCGCACCATCCACCGCCGGAGGGGCGGAGGCGTCACCGCAGGAGCCACCAAGACGGGAGCAGGAAAGCGGGTCATCACCCTGCCGCCTAGCACGGCAGAACTGTTGCAAAAGCGAAAGAAGCGCTCTTACTCCCAGTGGATCTTCTCCCACCCGATTCTGCCGGAGCAGCCCTTGCCCCCGGACATGGCCTACAACCGGATGAAGACCCTACTGAAGCGGGCGGGACTGCCGGAGTTACGGTTCCATGACCTCCGGCACACCTTCGCCACCCATGCCCTGGCCAGCGGCGTGGATGCCAAGACCCTCTCCGGCATCCTGGGCCACACCAAGGCCAGTTTCACCCTGGACACCTACGCCCACGTCACCGGCGATATGCAGCGGCAGGCGGCCCAGGTAATGGACACCTTTATGACGGATATCTTTGGAAAGGAGCTGACACCATGGCAAAGCGGCGAAAGCCCGGCAGCGGCAGCGTCCACCTGAGAAAGGATGGCCGCTGGGAGGGGCGGTGCGTGGTAGGCTATGACCAGCGGGGGTATCCCAGGACGAAGAACTGCCTGGCTAAAACGAAAGGGGAGTGCCTGCGGAAGCTGAAAGCCCTGCGGGAGCAATGCCGCTCTCCGGAGCAGCCCAAGGAGATCGAATCCGGCATGACCTTCGGGGCGTGGCTGGACCACTGGTATCAGACCTGCTCCATGCCCGCTCTCCGGCCTAGCACCCAGCAGGAGTATGAGCTGCGGATCTACCGGCACATCATCCCGGCTTTGGGGGAGATCCCTTTGAACAAGCTGACGGGAGCAAACCTCCAGCAGTTTTACCACCAGCTGAAGCATGGCGGACGGCTGAACCGGACGGATCTCTACGGTCCGGGACTGTCTGACCGTTCCGTCCGGGGCTGTCACATCACCTGCTGGGCGGCGCTGGCACAGGCGGTGGAGGAGGGGCTGATTCCTATGAACCCTGCCGAGGGCTGCAAACTGCCGGGAGAGGGAAGACGGGAGATGCAGGTGCTGACCCGGGAGGAGATGCAGCGCCTTTTGATTCAGGCCAAGGAGGACGGCTGCTACGAATTGCTTCTTCTGGAGTTGTCCGCAGGCCTGCGGCGGGGGGAGCTGCTGGCCCTCCAATGGGATGACCTGGACCTGGGGACCGGTGAGCTGCGCATCAGCAGACAGGTTTCCCGGGTGCGGGGGAAGCTGGCAGTGTCCCAGCCCAAGACGGACGCCGCCGCCCGCACCATCGTTCTCTCGCCCGCTGTGACGGAGCAAATGCGGCGATACCGGAAGCAGGTGGATTCCCGCTGGATCTTTCCATCCCCAAAAAGGAGGATGCTCCCCGAGACCCTGCGGCAGTCCGGAAGCTGCTGAGCCGGGTTCTGCAACGGGCCCAGTGCCATAAAGTCCGGTTCCACGATCTCCGGCACACCTTCGTGACCACGGCGCTGGAGTACGGCATGGATGTGAAAACTCTCTCGGCAGTGGTGGGGCACCGGTCCTCCAGCACCACTCTAAATGTCTACACCCACGTGACGAAAGCCATGGAGCGGCAGGCGGCGGCCAAAATCGACCAGGGGATTGGGAAGCAGGAGGTGTCGCCGGAAGAAGCCCAGGAGACGAAGCACCCAACCATGACCACTTTCCGGGCAGACCCTGGGAAGCGGCGTAAACCCGGCACCGGCTGCGTCCATCAGATCGGCGACCACCTCTGGGAGGGGCGGTATTCCCCCAGAGGTCCGGACGGCAAGCAGCGCTCCCGGAATGTCTACGGCCACACCCTGGAAGAGTGCGAGGAAAAGCTGAAAGTCCTGATTACCACCATGAAAGCGGAGATCCAAGCGGAGCGAAAGCAGCTCCGGGAAGCAGGAAACCGGCCATGAAAGTGAAAAAGAAACTCCCGCGGATGCGGGAGTTTTCCTGTCTGTGGTATTTCTGTGGTCAACAAAAAACGGAGAAAAAACGGAATACTGCAAAGGTGCAAAAAAGTTGCGAAAAGTAAAGAAAAGTTCCTGATTTCTTGCGAAATCAGGAACTTTTTGGTGGAGACTACTGGACTCGAACTTTTGATAGACCTTTTTCTTTGCTATTTATGTATGTTTTTCTGTACTAACAGTGCAAATTTGGGTGGATTTCTGTACCAAATAGCATTGCCTAGCACTTTGAGATATCCGTGGTTAAAGGGTAAAATAAGGGTAACTGCCAGCTCCTGTCATGAGCCAACCGGGTCCGCCTTGATTAGCAGACAACGTATTTAGGGAAAAGAAATGTTGAAATATGTATTGACAATATCATATTTTATGATATAATAAAGTCATAAAGAACAAGAGGAACACCCCAGGAGGTAAACGAGATGAAAAAGTACAACATGCACGAGATCATGGCGAATGCCTGGAACATCCGCCGCACCAATAACGTCAGCATGAGCACTGCTCTCCGCGCCGCCTGGGCCCTCGCTAAGGCTATCAACACTGCCGAGGAAGTCGCCGCCCACATCGACTGGAACACCAAGGTCCGTGTAAATAATTGGGCCAAGGCCGGCAAGAGTCGCACCTATGTTGAGGTTGCTGTCTACACCAACGCTTGGAACCGCAAGCGCAACGAGCAGATCGGCTATGTCGATAACATGACCGGCGAATTTATTGCCGCGTAAAAAGGAGAGGAACACCATGAAAGAACGTTTTGAGAATATGACTCTTGACCAACTGGATGCCATCCGCGAAGTGATGTGCTATCTCTATCCTCCAACGGAAAGCATCATGGATACATGCGCCCGCCAGCTTTGGGGTGATCTTGAAGAGGTTAGAGGTCAAAAGACATCTGAGTGGCTTGCCAGCGACGAGTACAAACAGAAATGCAAAGAGGCTGATGCTCTCTACCAGTCCTTGTTAGGAGGGATTTGATATGACAAATCGAGATGCCTATATTTTCGGTTGGGTGTTTGGGCGGCTCAACGCAGAGGTTTTCCCGGATGATATTGGTCCTGATCCTTGGGAAGCGTGCATGAGGCCATATACCTGTAGCGCACAGGTGATTTCCGCCGCCCATGAAAAGGGGCTCCTGTCTGGAGACTTGGACCAGCAGATCGGGGAGGCGCTGTCCGAAATCAATAGCATTGAGCCGGAGATGGACGGTGGCTCCGAAAAGGCCCAGCCATTGGAAATACAAGGCTCCTGGCAGCTCGGCTATTATGCGGGCAAAGGGAAGCGTCTGCTGGCCGATGCTGGATTTGACATTGCCGCAGCCCGCAAAGCCAAAAAACTGACGCAGGCGCAGCTTGCGGACGCCATGGGCGTAGATCAGGCGGTGATCTCCCGCTGGGAGAGCGGCAGGGTCAGCCCCAACGCCGAGAACCTGGCAAAGCTGAAAGAACTGCTTGGGTGATCGTATGGCCGTTGTCATGCTGCCCCGTACCTGCCGCCAGTGCGGCGCCGTCTTTGACGGCGGCCCGCGGGCCTGGTACTGTCCCACCTGCCGGCGTGAGCGGGCAAAGGAGGCAAACCGCCGGCATCGAGCCAAGGGCCGCGTTGCAGATCGGCCCCTTGGCAGCACGGACAAATGCGTCCGCTGCGGGAAAGAATACACTGTGCGATCCGCCCGGCAGAAATACTGCCCGGACTGCGCCTATGAGGGCATCCGGGAAGCGGATCGTCCCATGTCCCGGAAGTGGAACCAGGAACACAAAGACACATACTATCCAGCCCGAAATGCAAAGCGCCGCAAAAAGCCGGGGGAGTGCTAAGCTCCCACCGGCTTTTGCGGCTTATTGCGTCACATACCGCCCCATCTTGAGCAGTAGCAGTCGCACGGTGTTGGCTGTGTAGTCCAGCGCTTTCCACCGCTCCGGACTATCAATGATCCCGGCGGCCGCCAGCGCGTCCACAGCGGCCTCCAGCTCCGGGTCCGTGTCCTGGGACCCCTGGCCGCCGCAGAGGGCCAGAAACGCCTCCCAGGCGCCTGCTGTGGCCCGAATGGTCTTTGGGCAGTCCTTACCATTCCAGCGGTTGTGCTGGACCACTCGGTCCAGCGGAATGTCGTGCCGCTCCATCAGCAGCCGCACCAGCGATGCCGCGTTGGCCCTGGCCTGCTCAAAATCCCCGCCGGCATCCACGCAGATCTCGACGCCGATGCTGGTGGCGTTGCCCGGGCCGCTGCCGCCGTCCCCGGCGTGGTAGGCCCGCTCGCCATCCGGCAGGTGTTGGTAGATGCTGTGGTCGTCCACGGTATAGTGCCAGCTCACGGGAGCCGCCTGGGCGGAGCTGCCCCGCAGATACGCCGCGTGGGCCGCCGCGTCGGCGCCCTTAGCAAAGTTCCCGGTCTCGTGGATGGTGATATAGGTGTCCGGATTGCTTCCGCCCGGCCGGTTGTCGGCTCCGGCCGGCAGGAACTCCTGAATGATCCGCAGTCCCGTATCGGTCACCAGGCCCTCGTCTGCGGCCTCCACAGGCCACAGGTAGTCCATGGACACCCAGCCCCGGTCCGTCTGCCCCCAGCCGTCCCGGACGGCCTGGACGGCCACCACGGCGCCGTAGGAATAGCCTCCCAGCTTGTCAAAGGATGTGCCCGGCCCCTTGCGGATATTGAGGCCGCTTTGGGCCGTCACCACATACTGCCCGCCGGTGGTGTCAGGTTCGGACACATCCGCCGCCAGGTGGACCACGATATAGTAAGGGATCACCCGGTCCGCGTCACAAACAAAGCCATTGCCCGCCCGGTCCCGGTAGCACACGGACCCGCCGCCGTCCAGCATCACCGCGCTGTCCCAGCCGGCGGCCGCCAGCACGTCCCGCAGCTCCTCCGGGGTGTAGGGCGTCTGGGTGACGAGATAGGCAAACCGCCCCTCCTTGGTGCCGATGGCCTGGCGTGGCCGCCTGCCGCCCATATCCGGCTGGTAGTGGGGCGCCGCCAGCGGCTCCCCCTCCACGATGAGGGCCACGCACTCCACATAGTTGTCCGCCTCACAGGGCAGCCGCTCCATGGCATAGTCCTGCGCGTCGGCCCCCCATGCCATGCCCCATACATGGTAATCCGGAGCGCCGTACACCACGCCGTCTCCCTTCAGGTGGCAGCAGGCCGTCAGATCGCTCAGAAAGATCGGCCCGCCGAAGGCAAAGCTGCCGCCGGTCTCCTGCAGGATTTTGTCCAGCTCCGTCTCCCGGTACCGCTTGATGTTGTTGTAGATCTGCACCCGCCGGATCTTGTTCAGCGGGTGGGTTGCCGCAAACTGCATAGATTGCCTCCTTATCGACAGCGGCAGGCAGGATTGCCCCGCCTGCCGCTCCATATTATGCCTGCTTATGTTCGCCTTGAACCGCTGCCTGCTCTGACAGGACAATCGCTCCGCTTTGCAGTTCAGCAATACCCTCTGCCTGGGAGCTCCGCTTCTCCGCCTGTGTACCGAAGTAGAAGGCGATTACCACCGTGAATACCGTCAAGAACTGATCTGTGGTCACGTGGCCGGCAACGGCCAGATAAGCAAAAACGCATGTGAGCACAATTGTCACAATGCTCTTGACCGCCAGCAGGTTGGCTGCCCGCTTTTTCAGCAGCTCCATTTCAGTTTTCCTCCGTCAGCACATCGCCCCGCAGGCGGTAGCGCCGGCCGCCGATGTACACATAGGCCGTCTCCTGCCCCATGTCCATGTCCACGGTGCGGCCGTCCACCACGTGGACCTTCTCCAGGCAGCCCACGCCGTGGTCCATAAGCCCCCAGCCGTTGGCCTCGTCCGGCGTCTCACCCACACGGGTTTCCGCCAGCTCCTGAGCGGAGAAGAGATTGCGGGTGGGGTCAAGCTGGAGTCCGCAATCCAGCTCCTTCAGCGCCTGGTTGGTTTCATTCAGGGGCTTGTCCCCTCTGGTGTAGTGATGCAGGATTTCCTCAAGATTTTTCATGGTATGTACTCCTTTCAAATTTCCGGCTGGTGCCGGGTATTAAACTTTACTGAATTGGTGCGCTGCCTCGTCCCGGACAAAGTCTACATACGCTTCTTTGGCGCTGTCGGCCGCCGTCATGGCCTCCTCCACGTCGCCATTGGTATGCTGCCCGGCCAGCTTCTTGGCCGTGGTCAGAGACAGCGAGCATGTGGCGTACATCAGCTCCATGGCAAGCCGGCTCTCTTTTTCCCGGCGCTGCGCCCGGGCTTCCGTTCGTTTGGTGCTGATTCGGGCCCTCCGCTCCGCCAGAGCCGACAAAACAGCCGCCACCCCTGCAATCAGCGCACAGATCACTTCCGTATTCATGGGACTCTCCTCCCCCTCCTATGTTCTAAGTAGTTTGTACATTGGCCGCGGTCCCCGCCCGGATCTCCAGGCCATGAAATCAAACATTACGATGGCCGGGAGGGATAACGCCACCCACAGCATCCAGTATGCAAGGCAAACCTGGCCTAAGATGTTGAACACCATCCCGGAATAATCCCACACGTCCCACCCAAGCCAGAGATTAACGATACAGCCCACCACAAACTCCGCCGCCGTGATGATGGTACCGCCGATCACGGCCTGGAGCCACAGGGGCGTCTCCCATGGGATGACGGTGTCGTTTGCGATGTCTAGTGGGATGGAAATGACCGCTGCCAGCACCAGCATGGTCCAGTGAGTGTGCCCCCTCCATAGGATTTCCAGCCCGCCGTACAGGGCCCCGAAAAAAATCCAGCCACACACCCGCCAGAAGGTGATCTGCACACCCCGGACCACTTTTCGGCCTGTTGCAGCCGCACTTACGCGGTTACACATCGGCGCCGCCTCCATCCAGAGCCAGGACCCGGGCCATATTGGCCGCCAGGTCCTCCGGAAGGCCCTCCGCTGTGTAGGTGATGCTCTCCAGCTCCTCAGAAGCCGCGGTGCGTCGGACCCACATCAGCAGATGGTTGCAAAGTGTGGTGTGATACAGCTTGTGCTTGATGCTGGCGGTGGCAATATCCCGGATTTCCTCTGCCGTGAACATCCGGCAAAGTGCCCCGTCTGCATGGTAGGGGTACCCGGTGACACCTGCTTGCACGGCAGATAGAGCCGTTGTCAGGTTGATCTGATCCGTCTCCTGAAGCGCGAAGTGCTCCGTGCCCTGAGATGTCTCCACATCCATCCCGGCCGTGATGGCCGCCTTGCAGGCGGCCGATAGCTCCGCCTCCTTGTCAGTCTTGATTTCATTTAGAGGCATCGTGTACCAGTGTCCATCCTTAATAATATAGTCGGAGAAATCGGATACCTTTACAGCCCGAACCACTACGTTGCCAGCCTCTCCATACGCCGTCACTGTCCCTGCGGCTTCATCCTTTTCCGCCCAGACGCACGGATATTCCTCCCCCATACAGATCAGTTTCATACGTTGCCTCCTCAATCAAAAATCTGTCCGCCGAACGCTGTCTGCTCAGACCCGGCAATGGTTGCCCCGCCCTTGAATACGATACCGCCGAAGGAGCCGTAGCCGGTACCGCAGCGGATAGCTACCTTGTTGTTTTCCCCAGTGACACCGTTATTGAGATAAACAGTACTGGCCATGCAGTCCAGCGCGGCAGACTTGTTGGAGATTGTTGAATTCCACACAAAGAGAACTGTTCCCCAGCTGGCGGTTACGGCAGCCAGGTCCTCCTGCACCTCTGGCACGCCGGTGCAGGTGATCCCGTTCAAAAGAACATAGCGACAGGATTCCGCATAGATACTGGGATGATACGTGCCGTCTGCGTTCCCGTAAAAATTCAGATTTTCCAGCGTAACATAGGCAGAACAGTAACCCAGGTACACTGATCGGATCTGTACGCTGCCCCCCGGTGCATCCAGGATCAGCAACGCGGCCCCTGGCAGGCTGTAAATGATAATATTCTCTTCATAGCGGCCCGGACTGATGTGGATTCTGACTTTCCCCGTCTGGATCCGAGGGAAAGTGTCGATAGCTTTCTGGATTGTAAGGAATGGCCGCTCCTGGGTGCCGGTCCCGGTGGCGTCACTGCCGGTCTTGGCCACATAGACGTCAATATCCTGCGTATGGAAAAACGACTTTGGCGCCGCCCCAACGTCTGCCGCTGTCAGGCCCCGGATCACGTCCGTGATGGAAATGGTAGCCCAGTGTCCGGCAGTCCATGCCTCCGGCTGCGCAATGTCCTGATTGGCCCGGTGCAGCAGCCCGCCCTGGGAGCAGAAATCTCCCTTTCGGTAGGTCGTCCCGGCGTCATACGCGGCGGCGGCCGCCATAGCCAGCAGCACCTGCCGGTCGATCTTCTCCCAGTTTTGGTTGAGCATGGTTTCAATATTAAAGGTGTCGGCTCCGTCCGCTACAGGGTCCTTCATCAAAAGGTTCAGATTGGGCGTATAGCTCGCCATTACTCTCTCCCTCCCGCAAATTGTTTGAGCGTCAGCTGCTGCATCTGGGTCAGTGTTTTAACCTGGTGGATCTCCCTGATCAGGAGATACCGGAAGAAGTAATCCATGGGCAGATGGGCCGGGATGGTGCGGCCGATGGCCTCCTGCAGCGCCTGCAGGTCCTCCGGTACCCCATAGTCTCCCACAAAGGTCACCTGGATCCTGCCGCCTGCAAAGCCCACTTCCACCTCGCCGTTGCGCCAGGCATCCGCTACGGCCTGGATGGTCTCAATACTCACCTTACCGCTGGAGCGGTATCGGGCAGCCAATACGCTGCGCCGGCTCTCCAGGGTGGCGCCGACAGGCGGCACGATCCCCGCCGCCCGCTCTTCAATGGCCAGCGCCCAGGTGATGGTCTCCAGGGACAGCTGCGCCCGGATTTCCAGGGACTGCCGGCTCTGATCCTCCAGGACGCCCAGGATGGCATCTGCCAGAGCCAGCACCCAAGGGTCCTGGCGGTACTGCTGGGGAAGATTACGCACCAGCTCCATACTGGATGCTCACCTCCCCCAAAACGGCCGCCTGCCGCTCCCTGATGGCCACATTGGCGGTGGTGCCATTGACCGTCAGTCCAGATACATCCTGCACACCGTCCGCCTCCAGAATGGCTGCGTTGATCCGGGCGTAGCTCACATAGTTCTGGGTAAAGGCAATGCTCTTGAGATAGTCCGACACCGCCGCCTTAACGGACGCCGTCACTGTCTCTTGCGCCGCGTTGGGCAGCATCTGCACCGTCATGGAGAGGGTCAGTTCCACAGCCTCCGCCCCGCTCACATAGCAGTAAGCGCCGATGGGGGCCTCTCCCTCTCCCAAGCCCTTGCTGCCGGGGTCGATATGGGTCTGGACCCGTTCCACCAGCTCCCCGTCTGCCGGCTGTCCGTCCACATCAATGAGCACCACGTCCACGGTATTGTCCCCGTGGCCCAGGGGATAGATCTGCACGCCGCCCACGCCGGTGACCTCCAGGGCCCAGAGCCGGTAGTGGTACTGGTTTCCGCTGGTGGGCGGTGTCTGCAGCCGCAGGAGATAACGCTCATAATAGGCCTCGTCTGTCTCGGCGTCATAACCTCCGGTGAGTGCATTCGAATTGGACACCGACACGATACCGGCGATCTGCACCGGCATCATGGTGACGCTCCCGGCAGGCAGATTACCAGCCGCCCCCAGCGTGGTGCAGCGGATGGCAACCTCTCCGCTGCCGGTGATGTCCACGGTGGCCGTGGCGGCAAACTGGATGCCCCCGGCGGACTCAAAGAGATCCCCCTCATTGACAGTGCCGTTGCCCGTCACCTGGAGGATGCCGGATGCGCAGGTGGGCGGGTTGCGCACAAGGCCGGACCGGCTCTTGACGTAACGCTCCAGATCCTCCCCGGTGAGGTTGGCGGGGTCCAGCTTGGCCGCCGTCTCCTGCAGCTGTGCCTCCAGCTCCTCCATTGGGATCGCGGCCGCCGCCAGCAGGTCATAGGTGGGGAACCCTACGGTTTTCTGGTAGCTGTCCGGCATCGCCTCCAGCATGGTCTCCAGCGTCTCAGACATCCGCGCTCACCTCCACCGTCTCCGCGTCGTACAGCACCGCCGTGAAAGCCACATGGCAGCGGCGCCCCTGCCGCGTCACCTCAAAATCCCGTACCGCCCGCACCGCCGGGCAATAGGAAGCCGTCTCCCGCACATTGCGCTCGATCTCCGCCGCGATCAGGCCGGAGGGCAGCTTGCTGCCGATCATCTGCCGGTCCACGCCGATCCCCGCCGCGCCGGCCTCCGTCCTATAGATGGGCACCCGGTCCGGCTGCTGCCGCAGCATCAGGTCAAACCACTGCCGCACCGCCTCCCGGCCGGTGCGCTCCACCAGGGCGCCGTCCACCAGCAGGAACCGGCTGGTTCCGCTGTCGAAGGCCGGTACCCGACCGATCTCCTCCGCTGCCTGGGCCGGAATGCGCCCCGGCACCGTCGGAAACATCTCCGCCATCACAGATCACCTCACATCCAACGCTTCATCCGGCTCGGACAGCCGGCCTAAAACCACCACGGTCTTGCCCATCCAGCAGCAGCACACCCGGTCCCCGGACTTCCAGGACTCCAGCTCCAGATGTCCGCTGTCCGCGTCCCGGTAAAATCCCTGGGCGCAGAACAGCGTTTGCAGCGGCGCCGGCGGCGCCATCACCTTTCCGCCGAACAGGGAGACGGTCAGGGGACTGACGGATACCACCGTCCCCTCCAGGATCTCCGTCCTGCCCGCTCCACGCCCCAGGCCCCGCAGCTCGCGGGCCAGCTCATAGTCCCATGCGCCCATGCTGTCCTCCTCAAACGGTAATGGCGTCCCCGCCGCCGGCGGCCCGGGGGGATTGGGGGTCCTCCACCGTCAGGCTCATCAGATGGGGGTGCCCATAGCGGTGGGTGACGCCGGTGACCCGCTGCACCCCGGTCACGCCATAGCTGTTTTGCCGGAATTGCAGGAGGATACCGCTCTCCACCTCGTCCGCCCCCCAGATTTCATCCACAGACCGCTCCCGGGCGATCCTGTCGCCCTGGGCAAGCAGCGTTTGGAGCCGCTGTCTGGCCTGGGCGGTGTTCTCGTCTCCGGAAAGGGTCTCCACCGCCTGCAGCAGGCCGTATTTGGCAATGCTGGCGCTGTTGTACGCCCGTCCCAGCGTCTCAGCGGACTCTCCTCCGGCGGCCAGCACCACGCTGTTGGTCAGCTCGGCCATGGAGTCCGATCCGCTGACGCTGCCCTTTGCCAGGGTGATATCAAAGGCCCCCAGATTTTCCGCCGGCTTGTGGTAGGCAATGATGGGGACGGTCGGCAGCGGCCCCACCTGCAGAGCGCCTTCCCGGACCCGCCGGCGGTAGGTGAGCCCCGTCTCCGCGGAGCAGATGGCCAGGATGTCCTCCAGGATCTGCTCCGGGGTGGACCCTACCCACACCTGGGAGATCCGGGTGGGCGGCAGGTCGATGGTTCCGGCGGCGATCCCCGCCTTGGCGCACATCCGCCGCACTGCGTCCGGCGCCGCCGCGTCCGCCAGCTGCAGGATGATCTCTGATTTTGTCAGATACCACCCCATGTCGTTGGCGGTCACCGTGCCGTCCAGCCCCACGGTGAGGATCACGCCGGAAAAGACCTCCCGGCCGTGATTCACCACCCGCAGCTTGTCTCCCGGCTCGATGCCGTACCAGTGCATATACTTGTCCCGGTTGTTGTTCCGCACCGCCGTGAAGGTCAGCTCCACGCTGAGGGCGTCCAGCTCATCCCGGGCCTCCGGCTGGCTGACCGCCCTGGTGATGTCCGTCACCGTGCTGCCCTTGCACAGCAGGAAGCGGTGGTCGTCCACGTACTGCGTTCCCATGGCCCCTCCTCACTTCGCACCGGAGACAAAGCGGTATTCCCGCAGCGTCAGACTGTAAGAGATATCCCCGTTCCGCTTGACATGCCACTCGAATTGGTCCACCGAGCAGGGGCTGTTCATGCGGCAAACGCCGTTCCCATCCAGAATGATGATCCGGAACGGCAGCATCCTGGGGCGGTTCCGCTCGAAGAAGTCCACATACTTCCACCCGTCTGTCCAGGCGTCTGCCGGCATGAAGCTGTAACGCCGGCCGACGGGGAAGAAGCTGGCAATGGACATCTCCCAAAGGCCCATAGGCCCCAGGGTGTTGTAATCCCCGGAAAGGCCCTCATAGGTCCCGTTGTTCTGGGGGAGCTGGGGCCCGAGATCCGTCGGGACCGCGGGCAACACCGCCACCTCCTCGTTGTTGTTGATGGATAGGATCACCTGGTACATGGAGCCTCCTCAGCTATTCCGCAGCGCCCGCAGAAGCTTTTGGGCAATCGTCTCGCCCAAGCTCTCCGCGTAAGCCTGATTGCCGATCACATTGCCCTGGACCGTCACATAGACCTGTACCGTCGTGCCGCCCGCCATGCGGCGGGATACGTCGTGGGGGATGATCTGGGTGCCGCCGGGCAGGCGCATGATCTCGCCGCCCCGCTCGTTTACCCGGGTCCAGCCGCCGGGGAAGTAGCTGGTGCCGGTGGCGTGGCCGGTGACCTTGTCGATCACCCAGCTGCCCGCGCCCTTGATCCCCCGGTAGATGCTGCCGATAACCGGCACGCTCTCGATGGCGCCGTCCAGGGCGGACAGCTTGTCCCCGATCCAGGAGAAGAAGCTGCCCACCGCCTCCTTTGCGGAGTTGAACGCCCCCACGATGCTGTCCTTGATCCCACCGAACACGGTCTTGATCCCGTCCCACAGCTCTCCGGCCTTGGCCTTGACCTTGTCCCAGTTGGCTACCAGCAGCGAGATCGCCGCAATGGCCGCAACGATTGCCAGGACAACCGGATTCGCGGCGACGATGGCTCCCACGGTGGAGGCAAACAGCTTCACGGTTTTGACGGCGTTCATCACGCCGCTGGCAAACTGCGCCACTTTCACAAGGGCAAGCGCGGTCCCCAGCCCTACCACCCATCGCTTGATAGTATCGCCGTGGTCCAGCACCCACTGGAAGGCGTTGCCCGCCATCTCTCCGGCCCTGGCCAGCCCCTGATCCAGCTTTTGCGCAAGGGCGTCCATCGTCCCGTCCTGGCTCCACTCCTGGAATTTAGCCAGGACGCTTTCCGCACGGTCGTTCAGCCAGGCCAGGGCGGAGCCCGCCCGGATGCTGCCGTCCTCCTGTACGCCGAAAAGACGCATGAGGCTGTTTTTCGCAATGGCGCTGGCATTGCCCAGCTTCGCCGTCATGGCGGAGAGGGCCGCCTGGTTCTTCCGGGCCTGGACCAGCTGCTCGTTGTTGCGATAAAAGGCGTCCGCGGCGTCGTCATAGCTGCCGGTCAGCGTCTCCAGGAGGATCCGGTTCCGCTCCGCCTCGCTGGAGGTCCGCTCCAGCCGTTCGTTCATCTTGTCCTCGCTGATCCCCACCCAGTTCAGGGCGTCCGCCAGCACGCCGGTGACCTTGCCCACCTTGGCCGTCTCGTTGGTGGCCTCGATCAGTCCCTCAATGGGCAGGCTGTCGCCGAAGGTGCCGCTGACGCCGGCGGCCACCCGGGTCCACTTTGTCACATCCTGCTCGTTCTGGACCAGCTTGCTCAGCAGCTGGCTGGCCTCCGTGGCCGTGTCCGTGTCTCCCAGGATCTGATAAAACTCATTGTAGGCGGTGGCCGCGGTCTCCGCGCTGTATCCCGCCGCCTCATAGGCGGTATTCAGCTTGCCCTGGGCGATCCGGTACTCCTCCGTGGCGTTGTCCATAGCCAGAAACGCCGCCGTTACGGCGCCGGCGGAGGCGGCGCCCCACTTGGCAAAGCTCTTGGTGGCGCTGCCCAGCGCGGAGACGGCGCGGTTTTTGAAGGCCACCACGCTCTTGGTGGCGCTCCGCATCTCGTCTGTGACGCCCCGCGTGTCCCGGGCCGCACGGATCAGGGCACCGGACATGTT